ACTTGCCTACTATTAAATCTAGCGCTCCAACTCCAATTGCTCCAAATATTCAGTTACCATTCGGTGGGGGAAGTGTTGGAGGCAATTCCAGACCTAGCCCATCAGTAGTTCTTCCAACCTTGCCACCGAGTGTAACTACTCCACCAGCAAGCGCAGCAGCTCCCTCAGTAAGTCGTAGCGCTACTTCAAGCGGTTTAGTGCCAAGCGGTAATGCAATTCCTTCTAGCTTTAATGTTGCAGCTGCTAGAGCTGGAGAAGAACGCGGAAATGTTATTGTGAATGTCAATGCTCCATCTGCTATCGATGAAGAAGGATTTACTAGAGCAGTTATCTTGGCGCTAAACAACACAGACCGCAGAACAGGCGGGGGCGGTAGTCAGCTAATCTTATGAGTATCTGGAATCCCGTCTATCGCGTCAAGGTAAATGAATCAACAGTCACTGGCGCAACACTTAGCGGCTTGACTATCACTTCTGGCAGAACAGATATTTACTCGCAGCCAGTTGCTGGCTATTGCAACTTGACACTTATTGAAACAGCTGAGGCATCAGTTCCATTTGAAGTTAATGATGCGGTAACTATAGAAGTTCAAGACTCAAGCGCTACCTATGTCAATTTATTTGGTGGCTTTATAACCGACCTTGGCATAACAGTTGAATATTCTGGCTCAACGGCACTTAGCCAGCAAATTCGCATAGTTGCAGTAGGAGCTCTGGCTCGACTTAATCGCGCAGTTTATGTTGGCAATTTCAATCATCAATTTGATGGAGATAGAATTTTGGAACTGCTAAGCACAGTTCTATTTGATCAATGGAATGAAGTTCCAGCTGCTGAAACTTGGAACGGCTATGACGCTACTACTCAATGGCAGGATGCAGAGAATAGCGGACTAGGTGAGATAGATATTCCAGGTGATTATGAGCTGCACTCTGAGAACAACTTGAACGATACAGTTTATAATCTAGCTTCTCGCTTTGCGACTAGCGGACTTGGCTATCTTTATGAGGATGCCCAAGGTCGTATTGGTTATGCTGACTCCACCCATAGAGCTGAATACCTAGTCTCTGATGGCTATCTAAATCTTGATGCCAATGACGCCATTGGCCCTGGCTTATCAATAGTCAAGCGAGCAGGTGATGTTAGAAATGCAATTACTATTGCTTACGGATCGCAGGGCACTCAAAGCGTTACCGATACCGACTCATCATCAATTGAGCAATATGGCCAACTAGCAGCAACGGTTAACACCACTTTGCGGAATCAAGGAGATGCTGAGGATCAAGCAGAATTCTATTTAACGATTAGAGCCCAGCCACAATTCGCCCTGCGTCAAATAACCTTTCCGCTCGCAAGCTCTGAGATACCAGATGCCGAGCGCGATGACCTTCTAAATGTATTTATGGGCCTAGCCATTAGCGTAGATAACCTTCCGACCAATATGGTCAATGGCACATTCTTAGGATTCGTAGAAGGCTGGACTTGGACTGCCAGCCTAAATCAGCTCAATCTGACTATGAATGTAAGTCCCCTAGAATTTTCACTTCAGGCGTTTAGATGGAATTCGCTGCCAAATAATCTTTATTGGCAAGATGTCAGCCCTACTTTGGACTGGCAGAACGCTACAATAGTAGGCTAAAGGAGAACAATGACAACGACTTCAATTCTGGGCATTACGCTTCCAGATGATACAGACCTAGTTAAAGACGGCGCTTCGGCAATAAGAACAGTAGGCAATGGATTTGATGATGCCTTAGCTAAACTGACCCTTAACGCGCAGACTGCTACTTATACCGCAGTTTTAACAGATAACCGCAACAAGCTAGTGACTATGAATGTCGCTACCGCTAACGATTTTTTAATACCAACTAACGCCAATGTTGCTTTTCCTATTGGATCAGTTATAAATGTAATTCAGATTGGTGCAGGTCAAACCACAATCAAGGCAGTCACTTCAGGCACTACTACGATCTCATCAACAGGAGCAACTGCAACAGCTCCAGAATTGAGAGCGCAGTTCTCAGCCGCTTCTTGCATCAAGGTCGCTACCGACACTTGGTATGTTGTAGGAGATATTGCCTAATGAGTTTAATCGGGATTATTGCTTCAAGTGCGAAGGCTAACCCTAAAGCAACGGGTGGAACAATTACTAGCGATAGCACACATTTTTACCATACTTTTTTAGGTAATGGAACATTTACTCCCACAGAAAACTTAACTTGCGACATTGTAGTTGTTGCAGGAGGTGCAGGTGGTGGAAATGGACAAGCAGGTGGAGGTGGCGCAGGAGGTTTGCGCGAAATTACGGCGAGATCAGTGACTAATGCAACTGCATATACAATAACAATTGGCGGCGGTGGTAGCGGATCAACTAACGGAGCTAATAAAGGTTCTGATGGTGTAAGTAGTTCTATGTCTGGCTCAGGATTTTCAACTATATCAGGAAGCGGTGGTGGCGGTGGTGGGTCATCAAGCAACGCAACAGGAGCAAATGGTGGAAGCGGTGGTGGAGGTCACGGCTCAATAAATGGAACTATTAGTGGAGGTTCTGGTAATTCTGGCGGTTTTAGTCCATCAGAGGGCAATTCGGGAGGCTCTGCCGTTTCAGATGATGCCACTTACAGAGCAGCAGGCGGCGGTGGAGGAGCAGGGGCTAGTGGAGAAAATGGCAATTCTAGCACTCAACTAAATGGCTTGGGAGGTGCTGGAAAAACCTCATCAATTATCAATGCTATGGGTTCAGCAGCTTCAATAGGTCAATTATCTGGCGGTAATTACTACTTGGCTGGCGGTGGTGGAAGTGGTGCTGGTGGCAGACTTGCATCAGGTGGTTTAGGTGGCGGTGGTGCAGGTGCGCAGTCATCAACCAGCACATTTGCGTCAAATGGTTCAACAAATATGGGAGGCGGAGGAGGCGGCGGTAGCACTGGAGCAACTTATGGCAATGGTGGCAATGGCGGTTCAGGTATAGTAATTGTGAGGTATGCAAGATGAGCCATTGGGCAGAAATAGATAACGCAAATAAAGTTATTCAAGTTTTAGTTGGCGACAATAATGACCCTAGTGGTGATGAAGGTTATCAATGGCTGCTAGATAATCTTGGTGGTAATTGGATACAAACTTCATATAATCACAATTTTAGAAAGCAATTTGCAGGCATTGGCTATAGATATGATGCCGTAAATGATGTGTTTATTGCGCCACAGCCTTATCCATCTTGGTCGCTAGATGAAAACTTTGATTGGCAACCACCAACACCAATGCCCACAGAGGGTTTTTGGTATTGGGATGAAGATAGCCTAAGTTGGCTGGAACAATCTTTATAGATTATGGCCAAATTATGTGCAGCAGGTATTCAGCTAAGGAATCAAATCGATGACGATTATCCTGATCGCGATAGGAAGTCTGATGGCTGGATTGCTGACGCTAGGCATCTTGCTAAAGGCACTTCTGACCATATACCAGTCGATGGAATCGTTAGAGCTATAGATATCGATGCTGACCTATCGGCACATAAAGAAGAAGCTTATGCGCTGGTTGAGAAGATTCGCAAGGTAGCGAAGAACGGCGATAAAAGAATTAAATACATAATCTACGATGGAAAGATTATGAGTCCGATACTGGGTTGGAAGCGGCGTAAATATAACGGCGCTAATCCCCACCGGTCACATTTCCATATTTCATTCACAACTTTGGGAGACAAAGATGGCAGTTATTTCGAACTCGAAGGAGACACTAATGACAGACCTAAAAAAAGCCGCCGAAAGCTGGGCCAAAGCGTTCCTAGCAGCAGCGCTAGCGACTTATCTAGCGGTGGGATTCGACCCTGCTGCCATTGCAAATGCAGCTCTGGTATCAGTCTTGCCTAGCATCATCAACTGGCTCAACCCTAACTATGAGCGTTACGGCAAAGTCCGTTAATGCCAGCGGCTGAATTGGCCACCTTAGTAGCTTCAGTATTAGGATCAATAGCTTTACTGATTGCTGGACTTCGCTACATAATTAAATTGGAGAATATTCCAATAGTGTCGCGACTTGATAAAATGGAGAGTCAGTTAGAATTGGCCCTAGCGAGAGGGGTCAGAAATGGCAACGCGAAAGCGCGTAAGTAAGAAGCGACCTAAGAGGCGTAGAACTACTAAAGAAACGCCTTTAACAAAGCTTGATTTCTGGGCTA